TACATCCTCATAACCACCCCTGCGATTTGTTGAAACTTTTTTATACACAGGCGTAACAAGTAAAGCGTAGTCTGCTTTAGTCCAGTTTTTAGTAACATCGTTAGCTTTATCATACCAATACTGTTTGTATGTTTCATCAGCCGCTTGTTTAGCTTCTTTAAAAGACGTAGGCTTTCCCGCGTCATAAGAGTCCCTATACGTAGGCGCAAGTTCTCTACCTCGACTAGGCGCAGTAGCAAATTCTTTTATTCTTTTTTCTTCTTTACGTTTTTTATCAGCCTGTAGCATTCGCGCACGGACTTCAGGAGACATCTGTTCAAACAAACTTTGACCAAACATTATCTATTTCTCCCCACGCCTTTGGCTTTCTCAACAGTTCTCATAGCACCTAAACCAAGCATACCCATCAGTACTGGCATCATGGTTGACATATCTAGTATAGGGACTTCAATGGTAGAATCGGCAAGAGCAAGCGCAAAATTTGCCATCGGGATAAGAAGGTAGTTACTCGCAAGTCCAAGACAACAAGTCCAACCAACAGCAGGTCTCCAACCCGATACAAATAGGCTTCGGTGTGCCGCTTCTGTCTTATTAACTTCAAGTTGCGCTTTCGCAAGTTCCTGCGCGTGCTTTTCAGCCATTGTCGAAAGTTCAAACGCGATAGCATTCTTCTTGTCTTTATCCTCTATGAATTTGTCAAGTAGTCCCGTTACTGGTCCGATAAGTTGCTGTAACATAGTTTACCTCTGTAAGGGACTTGAGTTAAGGTAGTCCATACCCTTCCACAAATCCTCGACTTCTTTAGTTAATGTTTTGAACTTTACTTCTGTATCGCCAATGTCGTTGATAATAATCTCTGCTTTAGCTACCGTAGCTTTCATAGCTTCTATATCGTTAGATAGCTTAGAAACGTCTGTATTCAATTCTAAGAGCTTTTCTTGTTGACTTAGTAGTGTCTCAAGCCTTGTGCCTAAAGTCGCTAGATTCTCACGTATGGGGCTTATATCAGGTATCTGTTGTGATTCCACTGCTTCCAGTCTTGAGTACAAACTAGAGGCTGTCCATACGCCACCACCTATAGTACTACCAATACCAAGTACAATAGCAATCCACACGCCCTTGAATGATGTGTCACCTATCTTGAGTTCTGTGCTTTCTAAACTCATAGTTCAACACATCCTGTACCATACATAAAGCAAGAGTAGCCTAAATGAGTTGGTCCTGTTTGAAAGAACTCTGACTCGCTACCTGCGGCTAATACATCAGTCTCACTTACATATAAGTCTAAACCTATACCATCGCTACCGTTAAGGAATACAGCCGTTAGGTTACGTGTAGTGTTGTAACCCATAGACACCCACTGTGCGTTAGCGTCATAGAAGATGTTAGTCTGTTCCGCTGTAGTATTAGCATTCTCAATGCCTTGCTCTAGGAATGCTACAGCTTCCTCTGAGTTAGCTACAGCTAGATAAGCACTAGCGTTGTTAGCACGAGTCTCAATGTCATCTACTGACTGGTTGTACGTATCAACAGTCTCTTGTTCAATCTGTAGTACTTCTACAGTCTCAGCTACAAACGTCTGTACTTCTTCTTCCTGCTGTGGATTACCTTGTGCTTCCTCTACTCGTTCAGCTACTTCCACAACGGAAATCATGTCCACTACGGCTTCAGTAAATACATCTATGGCTTCATCCATTAATGTTAACTCTTCCATAGCCTTGTTTTCTAATACAGCCTTAACGTCACCGTATGGTTGATAGTTAGTAGCAAAGTTATTTAACGCAGTGTTGTAGGCTTGTACCTGTGCTTCCTGTATGTGTGCTGTAGTAGATAGAGTACCATCAGACAAAGCGTCACCCTGATTAGCGTACTCCATACCTGCGCCCACTAGGAGGATGCCAGTGTTAATCTTATCGACTATGGCAGTACTTGAGTCTAGTAGTGCGTCATATTCACTTGACTGAACTACGGAACTTAGCACTAACAGAGATAATAGTATCTTCTTCATCTGTGTCCTCTCCTCCTATGTTTAATACGTTATTGTACCAATCTTTTGTTTTTTTGCTGTAGTCTGGTATGTAAGTCTCTGGCTGACGCTTCATAACTAACATAGCACGTTTACCTACGACTAGCTTACCGTTTGACAGTATGGGACAAGGTGTACCTGAGATAAACATTGCCTTCCATACGTCAGTGCTTTGACACATACGAGCCACTGCACTTACCTTCATACCTAAGTCAGCTAGTACCTTAGCGTCCCTACGTCTATTACACTCAGGGTCAACATCATAAGTACCGCTACTAAACCCTACGCCTACTGTCTGTAATGAACCACCTGTACCCTTAAGGCAAGTGTCCATACCATTACTCATGTAACTAGGAGTGATTGCAGAACCTACTGGTATCTCGCTACTGCTTCCTACGCCATTGTAGGTATTGCTTACTGAATCATCTTTTGTACTGTTGTTGCTATTGGTAGTCGAGTTAGAACCGTGGTACGTATTCAAACTACCTTCCTGAGCGTTCTCTGCCAGTGTAACCCATGAGAACATCATTAGTAAGCAAAAGAACTGTCTCACTTTTTAGGCAACAACTTCTGTACTGTTTCTGATTCATAGATACGAATACCTAACCAGATAATAGTAAAGATACTAGCAACGGGAGGCAACCAAGCCGCCAGTGACATCACACCTGTGGATGCCGCGAATACGTCTACAGCTTGTTTTGTTTCTTCCGTTACCATGCGGTTCTCCAATTAAGAGGGGTTTCTTTGTTCGTCTGTGGGTGGTACGTTATAAATTACTCTAGGTACATAAGTTGTTTCATCAAGCGGATAACCTCTTTCTACTTGAATAACCGTTGTACTGTCTGCTAGACTATCAGCTAAAGCTACAGCCGCGGTGTGTGCTTCTTCTCTTGTAGAATGCTCGCTGTGTTTGACTCTTGAAACTACGCCTTCAGCGTCTTTTTGTAAATAACCTACATACATAATTTAATCCTGTACTTGATTTATAGCACCTTCTACAGCTCTAATGGCAACATTATTCCCATCAGTATTTGTAGAAGGCTCTTGGGCTTTTATTTCTAAATTAACATTTGATTTAAAATAACCTAAATAATGTTTTTTAGTTTGTACAGAATCTACCGTACCATCATAAACAGCCGCATCTAATGAAGTAACCAGCCCATTAAGAACTGTACCAGACGTTTCCCAATCAAAAGGGTGAAGCCAAACATCAGAATCAGTGGCAAAAGGATTACTCTGGTAAAGATGTACCCCCATATAAGTTCTATCGTTAGTAGCATCGTAATAATAAACTAAACCGTTTGTGTTTATACCGTTACTTCCGTTTACACTTAAAGCAAGACCACAATATTGTGAAAAGTATTTTGTTTTATCCCCATTAAAATATCCAATTTTTTTACCGTTGGTATTATCTGAAATCACTGCTTTAATTTCTCCTAAGTAAACAGTATCTTCATCTGATGGGTTAGGTGCTGTCAAACTTACATAATATTCAGCATCATTAGTATCATATAAATCTTGGTGTCTTGTCTCCAAAGTTAAATCAACTGTATTTTTAGAATTAGTTGTTTCTTTAATTTGGTAAGTATAGCCAAGTGTTAATAGAGTAGTAGACAAGTATCTGGCGTTATTAAAAAAATGATAAAACCTAGACGTAAATGTATGCTCAAGTTTATCACCATTAACTCTAACATCACCATGCAGGTTAATGAGAGTAAGTGTATTACTAGCCTCGGCACCTAAAGTAATATTTGTATTACCGCCATTAGAGAAACCAGTACCTATGTTTACGTTTTTTACTTTAGTATTGTCACTATTTACTCCAGTAGCTACATTAGTAGTGACACTATCTGTAGTTGTTATATTCAAGCTAGGGGCTGTAATAGTTCCAGTCGTTGTATCGTCAGCATCAGAACGTAAATACTTAGGGTCAGTCTGTGTAGTAATGTCAAAGGATGTTAGGTAAGTGCTAGTATCAACTGTATAAGTACCCGCACCAGTACGCTTCATAAGCCCGTTGGAGGTAAAGTCACCGTCCATTACTGCACCCGCGGCAGTTACGTTAACTGTGTCCGTTACGTCTGCATTAGCTTCTATACCTGATAACTTTGTTTTTTCTGCATCAGTAAATGCGTTAGTATCTGCCACAGCTTCATAGGCTGACTTTATCTCTGCGCCTGTTTGGTCAGCAGTAGCGTTAGCTTCTATACCTGATAGCTTATTCTTCTCAGCATCTGTAAAAGCATTAGTATCTGCTTCGGCTTCATACGCTGTTTTTATTTCAGCACCCGTCTGGTCTGCGGTTGCATTAGTTTCAATACCATCTAGTTTAGTGCCGTCTGTAGCTAAGTCTCTACCATCTACAGTACCACTAACTGTAATGTCACCAGTAACAGTTACACCGCTTGATATAGCTTCTATTTTAGTAGAACCGCTATGAACCAGTGTTGAGCCTAAAGCGCCATTAATAGTAGTAGTTAACGTACCACCATCTTGTTGTGTAAGGGTAAGAGTAGAGCCAGAGTAATTGACAGCAGTAATATGATTATTGTAGGCTGTATTCCAATTAGATATGTTTGTAGCAGTAATACCGTTTGCTACGTGTGCTGTAAACACAGGGTCTGTTTCTGTATATGATGTAAGGAATCTACCGTCAAGGTCTGCGGTAACTGTATCGCCATCTTGTTTAGTTAATGTTAATACACCATCAGAAGTATTAAAGGAAGCGGAAGTAAGTTCTGTATTTAAAGCAGACGTGGCTGAGTTAGCCGCGGCAGTAGCAGATGCACTAGCGGCATTAGCTTGAGCAGTAACTTCCTGTAGAAAGGAATTGTCCGATGAATCTCCTGAGCCACCTACACCTCTGAATATAGCCATGAAACATTCCTATAGTTAAAAAAAAAAAAGAATCGTATAAAAAAGAAAAGGGAAAGGGGCTTCCGAAGAAACCCCTTAAGTACTACTAAGCGTTTACAGCGATGTTGAATGCCGCATCTGAACGTAGAACAGCAGTGCCGTACAAAGTATCAGCAGTGTAAAGAGAACCTAAGAACTCTTGCTTGTACTGAGTTTGTGAACGAACACCTTGTTGCTCTGCTAGAACCATTGCGTCTTTGTGGAATAACATAGCTTGTTTAACGTCACCACCTGCGCCATTATCAGCGGCAGTTTCGATAACAGGACAGTTAGAAGAAACAAAGATGTCGATACCATACAAGTTACCGATTTGACCATTGTTTACAACTTTACCATCTACGAAGTCACTAGAAGAGTAACGGTCGATACCCATGATAGCGTTACGTACTGATGGTGGTACTACTAGACAACGATTGTCCATAGGTACGTCAGCATCATCCATTTTTTGAATTAGCTCACGGAAACCTGCATCGTTGAATACGTCACCTGCGGCTACAGAGTCTACAGCGTAAGCCTCAAGACCAGTGCTACCTGCGAAGTTGTAAGTACCAGTACCAACGTAATCACCACCGTTGTCACCGAAAGACTTACCTAGAGCAAACAAGTCAGAATCTACTTGCTTAGCTAGAGCATAACCTGCATCACCAGTGTAGAACTGACGAAGAGAAGCTAGTGCTTGTACGTCTGTGATGTCTTCGATTAGACGTGAGTACTCGAAGTGCTTGTCAATAACTACTTGTACTTCAGACTCAGTAGCGTTCTGAATGGTTACTGCCGCGCCTTCTGCTTTAGCATGAGCATCGCCACGAGTAGGCTTAGGAATGTGAAGGGTATCACCTTTCTTTCCTGCCATAGCCATTTTCTTAACGAGTGGTGCTAATACAAGGTTAGATTGATAAGCGGCAATAACCTCATCACTCCAGATTTCTGGGATGAAAGTTGCCGCGCTAGTGTTGTCTACTGCCCCGCCCATTGCGGGATAAGTTGAATCAGTCATTTTAATACTTCCTATATAATAATATTAGTTTCGTACCCTCCCTTCTGCATACGCTTGCATAATCTCATTTGATAGTGCTTGGTATCTGTCGGGGTCAGTACGCATTAGTTTAATAATGTCTGCGCGTCTGTAGACCTTCTTGGCTCTCTGTTCACCACTACCACGGGCATTGCCTGTAGATGCGGATTTAACAGATTGCTTTCGTTGTTGTTTCTCATTAGCGGCAGTTTGAGTGACAACCTGTTGACGTTCCTTCCATAGGGAAAATAGTTCGTCAGCGGCATCTACGTCATACTGTTGGTCTGCCTGTGCAAAGAGCCGTGTCCTAATCTTAGAACCCTTAATCCAATCAGCGAACTTAGCGTCCTGCAAAATCTCCTGCATCTCAGGGTGTTTTGTTTGCAGTGTAGCCATAGCCGTTGACTGTCGATACTGGTTGCTGATACTCTCAGCTTCCTTAATCTTCGGGTGATTATTAATTGCTCTCTCGACTGCCTT